GGGGGGTGGATGCGGGGACTCTGGCAGACCCGTCTGGCCCGCAGTTTCGAGACTACCTTGAGGACAATCCAACCGACTGGAGATCAGGGTTTATCGTCCTGACGTTCAAGAACGGTCAGATGCTGTGGCCCGAGGTTGCCCGCGTGGTGGGTAATCAGATCGACTTTCGCGGTGAGCTGATATGAGCGCCACACTAATTGCCATCACTGGGCTTATCTACGCCTATGTCGGACTCGAGCAGCTTGCTCTTGGGAACAAGATGCTGGCTATTGTGTACTCGGGGTATGCGTTCTCAAACGTGGGTCTCTTTTACCTCGCCAAGAGTCCAAACGCGCTGTAGCCTCCCAGATTGGCCTGGTCGAGTCTCCTCCAGGGGAAGTGCTAGACCCCTCCTGTGGGCGTCTGAGAGTCGCCTCCAGACCTGATCTGGCCTCAGCCCTGTCCTGGTAGCCAGCTCCTCATACGTCCCTGGGCCGTTCTTCAGCTCCTCCAGGATGCGCTCGATCAGCCCCACTGGAGCCGATTGAGCAGCCTCCTTGGAGGTCTCTGGATCGCCCTTTCTAAAAAGTTTGATCCAGTCCATGTTAGAAATCCTCGTCTTTAGGTTTCGGGTCGTTCAGGTAAGCCCAACCATCCCAATCTTTAATTGGAATCACGTCCAGTTTGAGCATCTCACCGCTCTTGGTCTCGATGATTGATCCAATCCGCTGGTAACTATTCTTCGTCTCACCGGCGGCGTTCTGGTACGTCCCAACAACTGCCACGACTGCTTTTAAGGTTTTTGCCACAGTTCCTCCAATTTGGCTACTTTCTCATCAACCTCCGTCAAGAACTTCTTGACAGCCTCCTCCATCTCTGAAATCAGAGAGGGATTCCTTTCGACCCTTTGACAGAAGAAACCAATCTTCTCCAGGCGTGGGTCAAATACTACATAGTCCACCCAGGGTCTCTGGGCGCAGGCCATCTGCCACTGCATCTGGTGGATGTACTTTGGATCAATCTTCTTTGTAAGCAAGACGTCAATCATAGTCGCCGTATTGGGGCACTTGATCTCCACCATACCATCCTCGACAAGCCCGTCAGGAGAGGCTCCAGCATCGTGGATTGTGGGGTGGACAATAAACCCCACCTCCTCCACCAAAACGCCCCTGTGGGCCTCGTATGCGGCTCTGGCAAAGGGTTCTTGTTCAGTCCCCCACTGCATCGCGGCGTTTGAGAAGGCCTCCTGTGGTTTCTTGGTGAGTCGCTCAGCAACGAGTTGGGCCATGTAGTTGACCCGCTCCGCTCCCTTGCTCAGCACCTTGGACACCCCACTTGCGGTGACCTTCCCGAGTCTGGCCTGGAACCACTCCTCAGTCCTTTGATCCATTTAGCCTCCGTATGTCCATCTGTATCTGGCCTGTAGATTCCTGCGTGTGGTGTCCGAGAACATCGCGGGGTCTCCAGTCCTTCTCAGCATCACCCTGGACAGCAGGGCATCCCGTACTGCGTCTGGGTTCAGACCTATAAGTTGAGCATAGGCCTCAAATGGAGTCTTCTTGTCGAATATCCACTTGAGCGCCGTCAGAGCCTCACCAAGGGCCTGGTGCTTGAGCTTTTCGTTGTCCGACATTGGCGAGCCAGCATCCATGATCGCGTGAGAAATCACGGATGCAAGCAGGTGAGCACACCTCTGGGTCTGTACGTCGTCGGTATTCGTTGAGACCAGGTCGATCATTTCAGTACGTGCCTCACTGCCATGACTGCTGCGCTGGTCATGATGATGCAGATCGCAAGACCAAACCAGACAATGCAAAAGCACACGACTGCGGATAGGACATCATCTACTCGTAGCGGTTTCATTCTGAGCCTTTCAGTTTCTTGATGAGTTGGTTCTTCTTAGCCATGACCTGCTGCTGACTAGCCTGGTCGGTGGCTGCGTTAAGTGCCAGTTGGTAGGCGGTCTTGAGTGCATCCAGTGTGGTGCAGGCCTCCATGTCTGCCAGGTGTGCCTGAATGTTTGGACGAGGGCGAGACCCTGCGTTGCCGTCATCGTCCTCTGGAGCTATCCCACAGGCCGCCATCAGGGAGTACCTGCGGGCATATGTCAGGGCAGACCCGTAACCCTGCGGGTCTTGCTTGGCAGCAGGAACGTGGAGCTTACCTGCTGATAGTGTTTCCCCAGACTCGTGTAGAAACAAGGTCTCGACGATAACCCCATCTTGGCACTCGTGGGTGGGTTGGATGAGGGCTATCCCGTTGCTGTTCAGCCCGTCGATCACAGCCTCCACGCAGGCAGACAGGTCTGCATACTTGGAGCGAAAGTGTGGGTTTGTGGATGACTTTAGTGCAGGCCCAAAGGCCTTCTGCGCCTTAACCAGCGCGGTTGCTATGTTCTTCACTTCTCACCTCATTGATAATTGATACAAGTTCCCGAATCCTGCTTTCCAGGAGATCTACCTTGTGCCGCAGGACGTCGGTCTCGTTGGTGTAAAACCGAGTCGCCAAATAGGTCGCGGTGTTGATGATTTCGTTGGCGTCTATCATGACCACCACACCACTAGACAGATGCCAAAACCGATGCCGATGGCGCAGGCCAGCAGCACACCTAAGATCTTGTCCATGCGGTCTTCAAGCGAGACCTCTGCATAGCCCACTGGGAAGGAGCACTCAGCGAGTGTCCTTGGCGTCTTCAAGTTTTTCATCTCACCTCCTCGTAAAAATATTTAGCCTTTTCCATATGCTCGTCATGGGCCTCGCGGTCAATGTGTTCCTGAAGCAGCTCCAGCGCGTGATGCCATGCTTCTGAAGACTGCTCCTTGATAGCCTTGCTGAGAACCGAGTGCTCGAGAGACCCGGCCTTGAGATCGGACATCCAGTCAAAGAACCGATCAAAGTCGGGTTGGATGCCGCTTGAGGGAATCTCAGGGTCATCATCTGGTGGGTCTAGTGCCCAATCGGACAGCTCTAACTTACGCATTTTCCATCTCCTGTGAAGCAAACAACATTTCGGCAAGGGCCTTGACTTCTTCTGGCTTGAGATAGAAGTGAAAGCTGCCGTGGTTGATGTGGATGGAAAGGTGGCTCTCGCCGTCTTTGGGCCATATACGGATGCGAACGTTGTCGGGCAAAACAAGACGGTAGGAATCATCTTCTTTGGTAAACATCTGATTCATACGGCCTCCGTAAGTACTTTTGGAGCGTAGCCACCCCATTGCACTTGACGAGAAGAAATGGCGATCCAACGCTTTTCACCGTTTTGCATGGTGTACTCAATGCGGAATGGACGCTTTGTCATCTTGGTGATGGTTGCGCCTTCAGGCATCTGTGCTTGCATATGGTTGACGTACTGAGAGAAATACTCATACTCACTTTCGTGCTGCCAACGGGCGAATAGGTAAGAAGCTATGTCTGCTAGTTTTTCGTGGATATCGCTCATCTCTACACTCCTTAGAAGACCGTCAACATCGACGGCATGGGTGCACTGTAATCGTATGGTGTAGAGTTGGAATAGGGACTTTCCCTAATGTATGGATGTACAGGTATCCGCTAGTAGACCATTTCACACATAACTGGAATAGGTGTTTCTACTTAGGGCAAAGCTACGCAGATGGCATAAGATTGAGGCATTCGTCCCATGTTGGGATGATGTCAATGGAGGTTCTATGAAGAAGGTAATAGTTGCTCTTGGTGCGGCTCTGGCGGTCACAAGCGTGTGGGCCAGCTGCCGGTATTACACCGTCACAATCAATAACAAGACCTACTACTGCTCCGAGTGCTGCTACGGCACGGGCGCTGGCAGGACTTGCAACACTACCTGCAACTGAGTAAGATGTTGCGAAACCCGGCTAGGAAGGGCCTGATCTCCCTTCCGAAAAGCGTACTCCCCGCCTGCCGTAGGTTTCCTTCAGGGAGGTTGCGGAGAATGGTATGCATTACTACAACTTTCACATTGGTGACTACAAAAGTCACACCCATCACTTGAGCATCATCGAGGACATTGCCTACAGGCGGCTCCTTGACCACTACTACCTGCACGAAACACCGATCCGTCAGCAAGAAATCGCTAGGCAGATCGGTATGCGGGAGCATGAGCAGGAAGTTCTGTCTGTGCTCGAGGAGTTTTTTGTATCAACTGATGGCGGGTACATAAACTTGAGGTGTGACAAGGAGATAGCAGAATTTCACGAGCGCGTTGAGATGGCAAGCCGAGCCGGAAAAGCATCAGCAGCCAAGCGCAAGATGAACACGCGTTCAACAGATGTTGAGCAGGAGTTCAACGAGTGTTCAACGACCGTTCAACTAACCAATAACCATAAACCAATAACCAATAACCATATAAATGGCGCAGATGCGCCTGTGTCTGTGGACAAGTCTGTTTGGGAAGACTTCATGAAAATCCGCAAGGCAAAGCGAGCGCCGATGACTGCCACCGCACTGGAGGCCATCAAGCGTGAAGCAGGCAAGGCCGGGTGGTCGCTGAACGACGCCATCAAGGAGTGTGTGGAAAGAGGCTGGCAGGGGTTCAAGGCCGACTGGGTGGAGAAGCGCACAGAGGCTGGCCCAGACCCTACCCTTGCCAAGCTCAAAGAGGACGAGAAGCTGGCTAGACCGATGCCTGCGTCAGTCCGTCAAGCACTGCATGGTTCGATTAAGAGGATCGCATGATCCACTACCACGGGACACCATGTGGCGGGCCAAGGGTGGATGCTGCCAGGTTCTTGACTGGACGCCACGCTCTTGTGCCTTTTAGTTACCCAGACGATGTGGCGATTGTTGCTGATGTGTGCCAGTCGTTTGTCTTTGACAACGGGGCTTTTACGGTCTGGAAGCAGAACGGCAGGCTAGACGTTGATGGATATCTGAAGTGGGTAGACGAGTGGCATCGGCATCCAGGGTTTGACTGGGCGTTAATCCCAGACGTCATTGACGGTGACGAGTCCGAAAACGACAAGTTGCTGGAGCAATGGCCCCAACACCTTTCTGGC